TGTTAGAACGTCCGTAATATCGAACTCGTTGACGTCGATAACTGCAGCCTCGATCGGGACCTCGCTTGGGATGCCGTCGTCAGGCCATGCCTCGTCAGGGATCGCTGCCTGCAGCTCGCACGCAATGCGCAGCGCTGCGCCGTGGCGGCGCTCGAGGCGCGTCGTAATCCATGTCTCGCCGCGGATGGTGAAGGCGCCGTATGCAGCGTGGTAGACCGCGCGAAACCATGCGTCGCGCAGGTATCTAACAATCTCGTACTGACGCATCTCGTTCTCGGGATCGCTCGGGTCCTGCCCGTTGATCACGATGGTGAAGACTTCGCCCAGCGTGCCGAGCGATCGCGGCTCTCCGCCAGGGTTACGCGGCGGCAGGAGCGAGCCCACGATGCCGTTCGGGTCGCCTGGCACCCACGCAATGCGGTTGCCTTTCGCGTGCTGCGCTGGGATGCGCCACCCGAACATGTTCGACGCCGGCACGTTCTCGAGGACGAAGCGCGCGCTCACCAACTCGAACAAGTTGATCCATGCAAGCTTGCTCGTCATGCGGCCTTCTTGGCCTCGCCGTAGAGCAACCAGAAGCGCGTGCGCAGCACGGCTTCCATTGCAGCGACGATGCGCGGCGGCAACGCTCGCACGCCGTCTTTCTTGTACATGATGATCGGGCGCTGCACGGAGCCGCGCACTGCGCCCTTGTGGTGTCGCGCTTCGATGCCGCGCACCGTGACGTTGATGCGACCGTTAGAGCCGTAAGCGGATACTGCGTCCGCCGCATTGTTGAGCACGGGACGCGTGCCGCGCTTGCGAGGCGCCCACGGTACGCCCGCAGGAGACTGGTGCGCGCGGATAGTGATGCGCAGCTCCCGGTGGATCGCCTCTGCAATCTCCGGCGCAGACTTCATCACAAGCTCCTGCGGCAGGCTGCGCGTGAACACTATGAGTGAGTCGATAGTCATGAGTTCCGGTCCTCCTCGCGCCCGACCTCGGCCTGCTTCGACATCCACGCGTACGGCGACTGTTCGGAGACTCCCTGCGGGAACCCGCGCGCAATGCCGGTCCCGTCAGTGTCGCTGCGCAGTGGCAGGTCGAAGAGCCCGACCTCACTGTTAGCTGCGCTCTCAAGATCGCCGCGCGCTAGGTCGCGGTCGGTCTTGTATTGCTCGGCCTGCTCATCCGTCGCGGCGATGCCGCGCTTCAACCAGGCTTCGTAGGTGACAAGTGACACAAGCCACTCGAGCACTGCTGCAGGATACGGCTGCTTGAACGGCGCGTCGTAGCGCTTCGCAAGGCGCGCGTCGATCTTCGCCGACTGCAGGTACAGCCGCTTGTCGATGAACCCAGGCTCTGCAGCCTCAAGCTCGTCGACGAATGACCCCGGCATGAGCGTCGCAGAGCGAAACTCCGCCAGGTCCATGTATGCGACTGTGCCTGCCATGGCTCAGGTCGCCTTCACCTGGAACAGCAGGTACGGATGGCCATTCAGGATCGAGTTACGACCCTCGGTCAACCACTGGTACTCGCGGATGCGAGCGAGTTGCGCGTCGTTCTGCGGCCCGTAGTACAGGACCGAAAACGGCTCTCGCATGATGTACGAGAAGGCCCCCAGCTCGTTGCTGGTGATCTCTTCCATCGCCAGGTAGTAGGTCGTGTCGGAACCACCGAACGCTGACCCGAGCTCGGGCGCCTCGATCGGTTGCCCGAGACCGAAGTTGCGGATCACAGCCTCGACATCGCCCGAGCCGCCGCCAGTGCCGCCAGTAGCTGCGAGCTGCGCGATGTACTTCGCGTTAGTGATCTGCTGCGCGCGCGCCACGAGCGCGGGCGGCACGATGATGTCCGCAAGGCGCAGGAAACGCGGGTCCTCGCCGTTCGGCATCTTGATCGACGAGATGTACGCGATCGCCTTCGCGATGTTTGCCACAGCTTCGTCGACTGTTACGACCGGCGAATGGATTGGCAGCGCGCCTGGATAGATGCCTGCAGCAGCACCGGTGAACACGTTCTGGAACGTGCCCGCGCCTGGATTGAACGGGTTGACTGGGTGCGCCGCGTTGAAGAACGAAAGCGTGTCGTAAGTGGGCCCGTTAGCGAGCAACTGCTTCGCCAACATCTTCTGCGGCCAGTAGGCAGCATACGCCCCCATCTGACGCGACCAGTGAGAGGCGTAGTCGATGCCGTTGCCATCGACGTCCTCGAACTGCTCCTTCTTGATCTTCAAGCCAGCAGCTGCGTTCGTGTGCTCGACCTCGGTCGTCTGCGCGACGATGTCCTCGAACTCGACGTTGCCGCCCTTGCCGGTCTGCTGAATCCGCGCAGTATCGAGCAACCAGGAGACACGCTCGCGCTTGGCGCCGCTCGGAGGTCCGAGCCGGCAGACTCGATTCCACCAGAGCTTCTGCGTGAGACGTTCGTACTCGCGCGCTGTGATCATGCGCATGTTCGACTCGAGGTCGAATAGGAATGACGGGGTGAGAGTAGGCATGGTGCTGGTTGTGTCCTCGTTGTTAGTTGCCGGTTATGCTCAACGCGATTGACGTCACGGACCGACGACGGTGGGCAGAATGCCGATCATCGGGAAGTAGACGAGGACGCCTTTGGTCGAATGAACGTCCAGGATGACGCCAGCGATAGACAGCGCGCCGACAGTGTCCTTCGTGACTGCAGTTGCAGACTTGAGGTGGCAGAACTTGCCGCGGTCCGCGATCAGCACGGGAGTGCCGCCGGTATCGTTGTCCCACCACGTTGCCTGAATCTCGCGGTGCAGCTTGACCTGGCAGCGCTTGATGCCGTCGCCGGTCATCGACTCGGCGAATACGCCGATGCTAAGCAGTCCAGCTGTCGGCCCTGCGCTGACTAACGCGCCGCCGTTCGCAGTGTCGAAACACGCGAGCTTGCCCTTCTCGACTACGACTCCGTTGCCCAGGACGAAGGCGTAATAACCCCAGTCCGCCTCAAGCAGCATGCGCTCCATGGCAGTGATCCCTTTGTGATTTAGTTGTGAGTGTCGCTACGTGACAGAACGCTTCAGCGCGGCTTGTAGGCGCCGAGAGTCAACTTGTATTCGTTCGAGACCACGTGCAGGCCGTTCTCCCCGAGGCCCATGCGTGCGTCGAGCTCGGCCTTCTCGGCCTCCGGCAAGCGCGAAGCGCCTGCAGGATCGGGCTTGCCTGTAACGGGCTTGCCGTACGCAACCACGCGCGGGTTCTTGAGCGCGCTTGCAGCCTCGCCCTTCAGCGGCGGCAAGCTCGCAATGTGCTCGCGCACGAGCGCCATTGGAGCACGCGCGAGCAGCGAGACAGTGTCGGTCGGGAGGTCTGGGCGCGAGGCAATGAGCTGCTGACGCTCTGCAGCTTCGTCGCGCCCCTTGAGCTGCGCGCGCAGCTCTGCAGACTCCTTCTGCGCCTTGAGCGCCATACGGTAGGCCGCCGTCGCGGTGCTCGCCGTCTTGTCGTCCTCGCCGCCTTCCGCGCGCTGCGCTGCTTTCGCTGCAGGCTTGGGCTTGCCTTCCTCGTCGGTCTCGGCCGGCTCGCCTTCGGCAGTCTCCTCGGCCGGCTCGCCTTCGGCAGTCTCCTCGGCCTCGCCGCCTTCAGCCTCTGCGGGCTCTGCTTCGTCCATCACTGCGAGCGCGCGCTTCGCTGCCTTCGCGTTCGGATCGGTCCCCTCTGCGGCGGCGGCAAGCGCCTCGCGCAGGTCCTCGTAACTCATTTTCTTCCCAGCCATGACCTTCGTGCCTCCGATTGGGCTCGCAGCAAATGCGAGCACGGTTGTCAGCGAACCCACTGCGTCAGCGAGCCCGACCTGCACTGCGGCTTCGCCGTGGAACACACGCGCTTGGAGCTGCGCGACTGCGACAGGTTTGATCCCGCGACCCTGCGCAACGAGATCGAAGAACGTTGCAGCCATCGAGTCGACGAGGCTCTGCGTGTTCGCAAGCTCAGCGTCCGTGATCGGCATGTCCGGGTGACCATCACCTTTACGGCTGCCGCTCATGACGAGCGCAACGCGCAGCCCGCGCGCGGCGTTCATCGCTGTGACGTCCTCACGGCTCGACAGCACGCCGATCGAGCCGACAAGCGCGCTCATGGCGATCGTGATGTGTTGGCACTGCGAGGCCAGCGCGTAGGCGGCGCTCGCGCATTCGCCTTCGACGTACCCGAGGAGCTGCTTACCTGCAGCGTCGCACGCTGCGCGAATCGCGAGCGCTGCCTCGAAGCAGCCGTGCGCGTCGCCGCCAGGTGAGTCGAAGCGGAGGACGACAGCGCGCGCCGCGGTGGAGCATGCAGCCTGAACGCGCGTGAGAATGGCCTCGTACGAGTCGCACCAGTAGTGCACGTGATTCTCGAGCGGACCGCGAACGTCGACGATGGCGCAACCGTCGAGCTCGGTCACCTCGGGCGGCCGCAGGTCGTCGACGAAGAACGACTCGAACAACGCGCGCGGCTCGATCGCGAGCAGGCCACGACGCTCATAGCGGCGAGCGAGAATCATGCTGCAGTCTCCTGGGCGGGCGCCGGTGCAGGCGCTGCAGTAGTCGGAACGAACCCGTTGCCGACTGAGCCGAGCAGCTCGTTAGCCTCAGCGTCAGTAACGAGAAACGCGCGCTTCATGATGCCGATGGCGGCGTCGCGCGGCAGCTCGCCGTTCGCGACTGCGCGCACGATGTCAAGCAGCGACGTCACCTGCGCGCCGTTCAGCGCAGTGTCCTGAGCAGGAGTGCCGCTCGCGACCTGTTGGCCGGCGGCGACTTCGGTGGGCTGCGCAGGCGCTGCAGCTGCAGCGGCG